TTACCATAACGCTCGAATTCTTTCTCGTAAGTATCAGGAAGATACTGGTTCAAGAAGTCAAAGTTGGTAATGTAGTTAGTTGATAAAGGGACCTGCTCAGCACTTGGCTGCAACTGAAATCCCGGGGTATTTAATACTGGCATTTTTTTGTTTGTTTTTAGTTGTTACATTTTTTTAATACTGCGTATTTTTAGACTCCTTCCAGAGTCTGGCGCAACCGCCTTCACCTGCATTCCTCCTTTGTTAACAACCTCTGGAGCTCTACGCTCAGACATATTTATATTTTTGGTCTTACGTAAAACGTCATCAGTAGCATCTGATTGGCCTTGTTCGTAGAAGAACTTAGCAAACCTTTCAGGATTCATTGCTATTGCCAAAGACCTGTGGTATCCTGCTGCATCTTTAATCAATCCACTCTCATCCAAATACTTATTAACAAAGTTCATTGGACTTGACTGAATACCTTTTAATTCAGCAGCCGATCCCGGAGCAAATGAAATCTTCTTATCATTAATGTTGAATTCAAATCCTGTGAAATCTTTACTAAAGACTTCATCTGTTTTTTGCTCAAACCATTTACGCTTCCGATCATTCTCTTCGTGTACAGTCTTCGACTCTTTTGTATATTGACGATAAGATTCAAACTCTTCCTTCTCTTCTGGAGATAAGCCCATGCCACTTGACTCAAGAGGCAGCTTGTATTTCTCTTTCTGAGAATTGAAGTAGTTCTTCGCTTCCGCAATAGCTTTCTTTCTTGCAATCTTTACACGCTTGATTCTTGAATCATCATCAACATCTTCATCATAGATATACTCCTCCATGAGTGTACTGATGTCTTCATTATCAAGACCCTCCTGTGTAATAGAAAGGTAATCTCTAAGAAGGTTGTCAGGATCCATAGTATCGTAGTCTTTCTTAAGCATTAAGAAATCTTCGAAACCTCTACCTGTCTCCTTCTTGTACTTTAAATAAGTTGCAACATCTTCTGGCAATTCCTCATTGCTTTCTCGTTGCTGAATCAAATCATCAAATGAGTTGATTTGCTTATTGTATCTCTTACCAATATATGAAAGAACTTTTTCTTCAGATAGTTCCTCCTCTTCAGGAAGACTACCCTGAGCTGCATTGTCAATACTAGAAGTATCCAAGACAGCCCCACTTTGTACTTCTCCATTGAGTTCTCTTTCATGCTTTTCGAGCAACTCTTGCTCAACCTGCTGCATACTCTTTGGCTCAACTGCATCTAATGATCTTACTTTGATTTCCATTTAATTATATTTTATGTTTACAAATTTATAGATTTTTTTTTATCGTGGCTCAAACTCTGCCATGTCAAATCCATCTAGCGTATCCTCGTTTGATTCAAAGTTCAAAGGAGGTAAGTTGTTCTTCCTTTGGTTTATCAACTTTGATTGTTCAGAGTTCTGCTGACTAATACGCTTTGCTTTAGAATCCTCCTTAATCATATCTCTATCAGCAAGAGCTGTTTCTTTTACACCAGCAACCTGCATGTTATATTTAAATTCCTCAGCCATTAGCATCTTTTTAAGCTCAGCCTCAGCCTTTAGTTTCTCAATCTCGAATGCTACCTCTGCCTGTTTCAACTGCATCTTTGCTTGAGACTCAAGTTGAATCTTTTGAATAGCAGCCTGAGAAGCCATCTCCTGAACCTGCATCTGCTGCTGAGCCTGCATTGCTTGCTGCTGCATTGTAATCTTTTCTTGATACTCCTGCTTCTTAACTCTCTTGAGTTTTAGCAACTGGTTGGCAAGCTTCAAGTTCTTTATCTCTCTAATGTCAATAGCATCCTCAAGGTTAATGTCACCCTTAGATAACGCCATTTGAATGTTCTGCTCAAGCTGAGCCTTCTGCTCTTCATCTGGAGCAATCTCAATAAAGATACCAAAGTCGTAAATGTAAAGATCCTTAATATCATTTAGGATAGATACATTGTACTTACCAATCTTATTTGCAAAGTCATCCTTAAAGTCAGCGTACTGCAAAATGTCAGCGACACGATAAGTAAGTGCCTCAGAAAGTGATCGATAAATAAATAGCCCACTCTCTAGAATATGACGAGTAGCAGTGTTGGAATTAAGTGCAGCCAACTTCTGTACACCTACCAATGAGTTAGGGTCAGGAGTAGATCCATCCCTTGCTTCGTTCAGCCCAGTTACCGATCTGATCATGTCAAGGTAATGGTTGTAATTCGCAATAAGCATCTGAGTCTTGGATGCTCCTGAGTTGGATGTCAACTGTTGAACAGGAACACGAGCATGGTTGTAATCACCATCCTGAGTATAACTACGTCCAATAACACTACCAGTCTGGAAGTATAGTCTCAACGCATCCTCAGGATTGTATGCCGCACCTGTACCCAAGTCAACCTCGTTCAATCCATCTGCATCAATGAAGACACCATCAGGAACTGTACGAGCGATAACCTGCTGTAACTTTAGGTGAGTAAGTTGAATCAAGTCAGCAAAAGGAATCATCCTTCTAACCAAAGATTCAATAGCACCCTTATACATACGTGGTGCTACAGCAACATAGTTAGGCAATGCATGCTGAGAAGCAGACTTTGGTCTTACCATATTCTCTGAAAGTTCCCACTTCAACAAGAAGTTGGTACCCATCACCATGACACCATCGTACCATACATCAATGGTCTTCTCTAGTTTCTCAAACTTTCCTTCATCCATCATCTCTAATGGAGGATTGAACTGATCGTCCTTCTCAATTACTCTAGACCCACCACCTTCAAGTATCTTCTTCTTGTAGACCATCTTCTTGGTGGTCTTATAATTGAAGTAAAGAAGTGTACACGTATCTCTGTAGAACAAACTGTTCTCGTAGAATCTAGCAGTGTTATAATAATCGTACCAGCTCTGAGAGTACTTTGAGATCTCCTCCATATCCTCACGAGTAAGGGTAGGATCAATCTTCAATAGCTCAGTCATAGGAAGAGTCTTAATCTCTCCCCAATAGAAGCAGTCCTGAAAGAATGGATCTTCAGTGTAGCTGTAAACCACGTTTGCCGGATCTACATAAGACACCTCAACTCCAGCTCCACGTAAAAATTGATGCTTAGCAATACCAATACCTAATACAGTTAAGTCGTAGTCAATACGCTTACGTGTATCTTGATAGTGGTTCTCATCAAAAATAGTATTGATAGCCTCCTCTTCAGCAATCTCAATTGCAGGCTTATACTTAAGCTGCATATATAGTGATAGCTCCTCATCAGTTTGAGGGAGCTCATCAGGGTTCATTATAAATGGATCGACCCCAGTCTCATCTTGTATAATACTTAACACATCTTTAGCGACCATCTGTCCCTCGATCATGTCTTGGTACTTACTTCTCTTAGACTGAGACATAGCATCCTGTGCGTACGCCTTAACCTTAAATAGTCTATCACTCATTCCATTGACAACGATGTCAACGAACTTAGGCAGAATAGGAACTGGAGTCCAGTCTAGGTTTAGATAAGATAAGTCACCATTGATGGCCAACTCGTTCTTATATTTCTGAACGGATTGTTCACCTCGTGCGTACAAACGCAGTCGGTTAAACTCATTCCATTGATTATAATATCTGCATTGACTACCATCTTTTCGGAACCACTCATACTGTATCGCTTGGCCTACCTGAAGACCAAACTCAGGGGTAGCTTTCTCCGAATCAGATACAAACTGGCTTGGAAATGCGGTTGAAGATATATTGACTACGACATCTTTCATCTAATAATTTTACTTTGATTTCCAGTGTTAGCGTACTTTGCGAAATTAACACTAATTTTCGATTCTTTTTTCTCCGGTAAATATACGTGTTTTTGATTTGCCATTATAGATAAGCCTGAGCTAATTGACGCATCATGCTTTGTTCTATCATTAATGTCAAACTTTGCCCAGTCCTCAAGCGTCCTAGTGAACGGCATCGTACCTATCTCATCTGATGACCTGTAACTGTTAGCCAAATCAAAGCCTACAAATTTCTCAATATACGACTCAATAGCCGAAGCATGAGACTGCTTAACCTCTTCCGAGGAGTTAGGTATACCACCCAGTTCACGCTCAGTCTTACTCAACTTGTTTAAAGAACGGTCAGGTCTATTTAATGAAAACGCTCTATAGCCTCTATTCTTAAAGTGATATAATATACGAGCTTTGTTATTCTCTGCTAGCATAGGCATACCATAAAACACACATGCCATAAGTACTTCCTCAAAGAATATCTCTGCTGTCTGTGGTCTGGCTATGTACTCTAAGAAGAACTGGTTGACAGGAGCATCGTCCATGTGGTACTTAGTCATACCATGTAGCGACCCATTAGATCCACGTCCACCAACTACTGCCGAGATATCATAAGGGTCACAGCCAAAAGATCCCAGATGTTCATTGCCTGGATACTTAATACCGTTCCTTATAGATACATTGTTCTGCATGTGTAGTGGAGGCACCCAGCTAATTAAGAACCTACCCCTAGAGTCAGGAGTCCATATCACCTTGCTATCCTTTATACCATCTCTCCAGTGAAATGATCCACGTGTAACCATCTGGCCCTCTATGCCTGAGTCGTTATAGTCAATCTGCTGGTAGATCTTGGTAAGGTTAAAGATAGATGACTTGCTCTCATCTCTGAAAGCATGCGATTCTGTTCTAGGAAACTGGCGATAGAACTCGTTAAGTGCATCAGCGTCATTCTTCAATGACTCTACCTCAGCCTCCCAATAGTCAATCGCCCCATTCTTAATCATCTGCCCATCAACACCAAGAATAGGAGCAACAGGCTTTCGAACCACAGGCATACCATACCTATCGATAAAGCCCTCCATGTTCCACTCCATCGGTATAAACAAAGCGTATAGGCCGCTCTTAGTTTGTCCGTTAGCGTTCCTGCTAACCACGTTTGAGTCTTCATATAGTTTCTTATAGTTATCACCACCCTTGCTTAGAGCATTCGATGTAGATCCCATCATGCACTTTCCGATGATCTTACTACCTACCCTAAGACAGGTCTTCGTTACTCGCCAGTTGTTTAGAATATTGTTGGGCTTTACCCACTTAGCAGATTCGTCATGAGCCAAGAACAATAACTTCTCACCATCATAAGAGTTCTCCTCAGTGTTCTTCCAGTCAATGGTGGTATCAAGACCAATCACCTCGCTGTCAGAAGCATTGGCCATATTCTTCTTTGTAATCTTAGATGCTGGTACACGATACGCTAACTCAGTCTTCGGCTTGTCCATACCATCCATAATAGGTCTGAAGAAGAAAGGTAGCCTACTGTTTATAGGAACCACTTTATCAGTGAACATCTTCTTAGCATCAGCACCAGTCTTAGACAAGATACCAACACGAGAGTCACGAGCAAGAGTAGCTATATTAACGCATTCTGATGATGACATAAACGAAAATCCTGAACGTCTAATCTTCAGGTATATCATACCAAATGATCTAGTATCAGCTTTGCATGCCTCCCAGAAGATAAAGAATATTCGGTTAGCCTCACGATAGTCTGCATATCCAACGTCAATGCTGGACCATTGTAGGTACATGTAATGTGCTCCAGTCATGTAGGTAGGTGTACCATTGTTCATGAACCACATCCCATCCTCACGTCTGTTAAACTCAGACTCAATGTAGTCTACCCACCTATCCTTAAACTCAGATGGCATCTCATTCCAGTGGAAGATTGACTGTATCTTTAATAGATCCTTAGGTAGTTCCTGTCTCTCCCAGTACTGCTGAGAACTTTTGTCTGACCTCTTATATACTTCACTAGGTACAGCAGGTAACGCCACAATCAAACCTTGTATGTTGACTATCTCTCCGATCTGTCCAGTCTTAGATATGACTACCATGTCGTACTGCTCATTGTAGCCGTACAGCCATGACCTTCCGCTATTCTTTTTACTAATAGCGTTCTGTGGGACATGATCCTTAACGATTCGATATAGACCTTCGCTCTGCAAAACCTTGTTTGGTATCTGTTCTATTCACTCCCTTATCCAACATATCAATAGCCTCACGCTCCGCCTCTATCCTATTTAGAATCTCAAAGGCATCAAATATTGCAAGCTTCTTTGTAGCCGCTGCATTCTTTAATCTATCCGCAGATAGTTCACTCTCATCCTCAGGCTTGATTATGGCTTCTTTAGCCACCTTAATCAGCTGCTCAACAGCCTGATGACCTGCCTCAATAATCTTTAGCTTTATTTCTTTTGGATCTCTCATTACTTTCTTTTTAAGAATATAACCTGAATCAATCTAGATGATTGACCTTCACCAAAGTTTTCAAATATGTTCCTGCTATGTCTTACGTGTGAAGTAAAGCAAAGCATACGGTTGTACTTAGAGTAGACCACACAAGATGGTTGCTCATCTAAGTCGTACATCGTTGTGCCATCATTGTCCGGATGTTCCTTGCTAAGATATAGGATTACAGTTAAGTCACCCATCATCTCATCAGAGTGAATATAGTTTGGTTCCTCTTGACCATAAGGAGACATTCGTACAAAGTTATATGCAATGTCAAATTTATTACCAAAGTATTCAAGAACTACTTTAGAGAACTCATCGTCTTCTCTAGGTTGAATGTTATTAAACGTCTTGTCCCCATCTGGAACATCAACAAACTCGCCACAATAAATCTCTTTAACGTACGCATCTGGATCTGATAAAACATTGTCTTTAGTAAATAGATAGTTCATAGCACCATGGTTATTTGATGGTCAAACATTCTGTATAGTTTCTCTCCATCCACATCAAACTCATACTCACTGTCTGGTTTGAAGCATACCTTGTCACCTGATTTTACTCCTTGTGATACTAGATATTCATTAGGATATACCATAATTCCCATAAGAGGTTCATTGGTAAATGGTTTCATGATGTAACTCTCGATAGCAGGGATAGGTTTTACAAAGCAGTAGCGATCATAGGTATTCCATGTATCTCCTCTTCGATATAAGTAGAACTGATCAGGCTCAATGAAGAACTGATCGTCTCTAAAAAATGATCTACCGCTTTTTCTTTGGCCTCTAATGTCGTTGTAAAACTTAAACACGTTATGGTGTACCAGTAGGATATCACCCTGCTGTACAGAACCATCGTATCCATACGGTACCTCAATCACCTCAGCATATCTGTTTGAGAACTTATGGTCCTCCTCTGAGGTATTGACAATAAGGTCTATGCCACCAACTTCCTTGGTGTTATTATATCGCTCACCCTTCACAGGTCTTACGATAAAGTCGAATGGTGACTGCATCAGTAGTTTATATTGTATTCAATAGCAATGGGCATGTTGTGGTTAAATTCCTTCCACATCAAAGTCTCATTCTTTTCATTTCTAATATAAACACGTATTGATCCTAAGTCAACATTAAAAAGGATAGCCTCTATTTCGTATGAATCCCCAAGTACCTTCTGACCTACGATGTAGTGCATTGAGCTACCCTTGTAATCAGGGCCAACCGATATTTTTCTTATGTCCATTAGATTAAATTTTATTGAACCTACTACCAAACAACTCCGGCAGTATCAGTTCCTGTAATTCTGTATATCTTTCCTGCTGTCAATCCTGCTGCTTTTGCAGCTGTGTTGTTAGCGTAGACAGGCACACTTGGTAGAGGCATAGCCAGGATGCTACCTACAGTAAAGTTCTTAGTCTTGTTGCTGTCCTCAGCATCAGTACCAATAAGTTTGTCGTTATACGAGACGCTTCCGTCTGTAGAATATGAACTAATAGTTGCCATTTTATTCAGCGGTTATAGGTTGAGGATCTGGAGTAGGCTCAGGAGCAGGAGGCACTGGTGGTACATAGTCACCTGTAATGGTAAGGTTCAGTTGACCTGCAACCCAGTCCCAGGCATAAGAGTCAATTGTCCATTGAGTGTAGGCATCTCCTGTCATAGTTAGATTGCCTTGTGCTACTTGCATACCAAGTGTTAGGTCTACATTCTCAGCAAATAACTGATAGTAGAATACTGCACTTGTTCCTAGTGTTACGTTGATAGCATAAGCGTTTAAAACCTTAGCTTCAACTACTTGTCCATTGTCCCAAATGGATACTGGTTCGATTGTCTTCATGATAATTTATTTTTTAGTTCTTGAATTTGTGCTTGTTGTTCTTTAATTGCTGCAATCAATATAGGAGTAATTTTAGAGTAGTCTACTTCCTGCATCTGCTCTCCATCCTTTTCTCCTGTTACAAGGTATGGAAGTATCTCCTGTATCTCGTGTGCTATGAATCCATCCTGTACAGTCTTAGAATTTTTGTACTTAAAGTTAACAGGATTTAATTTTAATACCTTCTCTAGTGGATTATCAATAGCTCTTACTTGCTCTTTCAATCTGTAGTCAGAAGAAGTGTTGTATGCAGTGTTTGACCCATCAGTTGAGATTGACCCAACGAATCCACCGTTATAGCTGAATCTTATGATAGAACCTGTCACTCCACTTAGTCCTACAACCATAGCTGTAGATGTACTGCTCTTTATAAACTGAGCATTACCTGCAACATTCAATGTGTATCCCGCATCCGTTGTGGTTCCAATCAACACGTTGCCGCCTGAAACAATTAAATTATTACCACTACCTCCCAAAGCAATGGTCATATTTCCTGAATAGGGGGAAAAAGTATTTGCGTATAAAATTCCCCCAGTTCTTACGTATAAATCACCTCCAGCAATATCTAGTCTTGCACCTGGCGAAGTTGTGCCAATCCCAATATTTCCAGTTCCTGTAATTCTTAACCTTTCTGAGCCAGTTGTTTCAAATGCTTGGTAATTATAAGTACTAATAATTAATGGCGAAGAGTTCCAAGTTCTAATAACTCCATTTGTTCCGTCATAACCAATTTGGACTGCTCCAATATTTGTATTTATAGGAGTTGTTAAAGATGTTGAATAAATACCTCCCACAACGTGAAATTTATCGTTAGGGGTTGCCGTTCCAATCCCAACGTTGCCGCCATCTGCTTTAATGGCCATTCTTGTGGTCATTGTTCCTCCGACATTCTGCCTAAAATAAATATCTCCATAAGGCTGACCACTTGTGGCTTGATAAGTATTTTGAACATAACCATAAGCAAAATCGGGTAAATACCTAATTTCCATTCCAGTTCCACTTGTCCACCTCGCTGCAACTACTGCATCGTTACTAGGATTAGATGTCATTGCTAGAACTAATGGATTGTCAGAAAACGACCTAATTTGGCCAGCAACCTGTAATTTACTACCATTATCCGTTGTTGTCCCGACAAGTAGGTTGCCGCCGCTGGTTAAAGACATAGACCTTGTTGCGGAACCATTAACGTAAAATCTAAGCGCTCCTCCAGTTTCGGCAAACATTCCTAAATCAGATGAGGTATTGCCTTCAATAACACCTGAAACACCAAAAATCCCTCTAGTTGAACCATTTTGTAAAGCACCAAGATATCCACCTCCTGTAGTTCCTGTATTATCAATTAAAATAGCACCATTTTGTCCAGCGCTTTTTACGTGCAAAGAAGTTAATGGATTAGTTGTCCCAATCCCAACGTTGCCGCCGCTTTGGTTTAAAACTAAAGGTCTAAATGCAACATCTTGCTCTACTGCTTGAATTCTACCATATCCATCTGAATGATATCCTAAAATTAATTGTTGATTTGTATTTGATGCCCTTCTTATATTAAATTGCTCGTTTCCAGCGTCTGCGGTTATTGTAATTCTTCCACCTGTATCTAAAGTACTTGAAAAAGTAGCC